ACTACAGGTACATTAGATGGAACACAAACACATCAATTAGTATTAGAAGGTTTATTTGGTCCAGTACATAAAGTCACAACAACAAAAGAATTAATAGATTCAGACCAATTAGCTAAATTAGATATTAAAATGTTATTATTAAAATATAAAGAAGAACATTGTAAAGAAATATCTAAATTAAAATACCAAGAAGAATTAGACTTTATTGTAAGGTATACACCAAGGAATAATTTTATATCTAACCTGGCTATAGATCAGGATGGTAATACTTTAATCCTGTTTAATTATGTCGAAAAGCATGGAAAACCCTTACATAACATATTAAAAGAGAAACTTAAAAAGAAGAATAGAAAGCTTTTTTATGTCTCGGGCGAGACGGACGTGGACACGCGCGAGAGCGTGCGAAGCATTACTGAGAAAGAAAATGATGCAATAATTGTTGCTTCTCTTGGTACATTCTCTACAGGTATAAACATTAGAAATTTACACAACATTATATTTGCTTCACCCTCTAAGAGTCAGATTCGTGTACTACAATCGATTGGAAGAGGGTTAAGGAAAAGTGATAGAGATACTAAGGTATATGATATAGCAGATGACCTACACTGGAAAGCAAATAAGAATTATACGCTCAATCATGCAGCGGAAAGAATTAAAATATATTCAAAAGAAAAGTTCGACTACGAATTATTTGAGATAAATATATAGGTATGGAAGATTTAAATATAAGACATTTTAAGCTTATGAACGGTGAGGATATTATTGGTATAGTATCTTCAAAGAATAAAGATAATTGGCTAGTGGAAAGACCTGTTCTTTTGCAGTCAAATATACTTGGCGGGTTCCAATTTACTCCTTGGTTCCCTTTTTCTACTACTAAAGTACACAAAATAATGTTTGCTAATGTTATTAACTCTACTGGTATCGATCCAGAAGTTAAAGAAGATTATTTACAGTTTTTGTTACAGTTAAAGAAGAGAAAGAATAGAATAGAATCCGACCTTGATTTGATGGCGCAGATGGAAACCGCTGTTGATAATATCGTTGAGGACCAGTTTGATAAAGGAGAATTAATCCCTATAAAAGGAAAGAAGAGAACAATTCATTAGTGTACCTCTTCCCTCGAAGGGACTCTATTATTATATCATACTTTTTGCAATTTGTAAACCTTTTTTTGAAAAATAATTCAAATTAATTTAGAGGTTTACTTTTCATCAAAACTATGGTATAATAGACAATACTATGCTAAATTATGGAGACTAAACAATGGCAGCAAAAAAGAATAAAGCTCATTATATAAACAATAAAGAGTTTTCCCTAGCAGTTGTAGAATATGTTAAAACAGCTACAGCAGCAAAAGAAAAGAATAAACCAGTCCCAGTTGTAACAGATTATATTGCAAGATGCTTTATAAAGATTGCAGAGGGACTTTCACATAGACCTAACTTTGTAAGATATACCTATCGAGAAGAAATGGTTATGGATGCAGTAGAAAACTGCCTAAGAGCTATAAATAATTATAACATTGATACAGCTACTAGGACAGGAAACCCTAACGCATTCTCCTATTTTACCCAAATATGTTTCTACGCTTTTATCAGAAGGATAACCAAAGAAAAGAAACAGCAAGAGATTAAATTTAAATTCATTGAGAAAATGGGTATAGAAGACTTTGTTGATATGGGTATGGATGGAACTATAGCCTCAGAAACTATGGCTTATGTAGATACATTAAAAGCAAGAATAGGCCAAGTTAGAAAGAAAGATACAGCAATAAAGGAATTTGCTAAGAAAGAAAAGAAAGAGAAAAAACTAGAATTATTTATGGGGTAACTATGAGAAAAATGTCAACAAAACAAAAAGTTCGCCATAATAAAGTTAGTGCAAAAAGGCGTAAATCATTCTTAAAGAGAAGAAAACACGTTGCTATATTAAAAGCCGCTTATAAGAAATCCTCTGAAATATCCAGACAATTAGAAAGGATTAGATATAGGCAACATAAAGCAGCAATGGCAGAGAGACAACCAACTGGACCAATCTTATGAAAGTAGCAATATTAAACGATACCCATTGTGGTGTCAGAAATAGCAGTGATATATTTTTACAATATCAGGAAAGATTTTATGAGGAAGTATTTTTTCCTTATTTAAAAGAACATAAAATAAAACACATATTACATCTAGGAGATTATTATGAGCATAGAAAATTTGTCAACTTTAAAGCTCTCAATGCTAATCGGAAGCATTTTCTTGAGCCTATCCGTGATGCAGGGATTACCATGGATATTATACCCGGAAATCATGATGTCTATTTCAAAAATACAAATGAGCTGTGTTCCCTTAAAGAGCTGCTCGGCTATTTTACCTCCAATGTAAATATAATAATGAAACCAGCCGTATTAGATTACGATGGTTTAGGAGTAGCAGTTATCCCATGGATAAATAATGCTAACTATGAAGAATATACTAAATGGGCAATGAATTGTAAAGCTCCTATTCTTGGAGCTCATTTGGAATTGAAAGGATTCGACATGATGGCAGGGATGCCTAATCCCCATGGTATGAATGCAGATGTATTTTCTAGATTTGAAATGGTTTTATCAGGCCATTTTCATACAAAATCATCTCAGGATAATGTACACTACCTAGGTTCACAAATGGAATTTACCTGGGCAGATGTAGACGATCCAAAATATTTTCATATATTAGATACTGAGACAAGAGAAATTGAGGCAGTAAGAAACCCAATTACTATGTTTAAAAAGATAATATATGATGATAGTAAAACTGATTATAACGATTTAGATGTTAGTGAATATGAAAAACAATTCATTAAGCTAATCGTATTAAAGAAAGACGATTTATATATGTTCGATAAGTTCATAGATAAATTACAAAGCATAGAAACATATGAACTAAAGATTGCAGAATCTTTTGAAGAGTATCTGGGAGAAAGCGTTGAAGACGAGAAAATATCCCTTGAAGATACAACACAACTTCTAGACTCATATGTTGATGCGGTAGAAACTGACTTAGATAAAGAACACATCAAAGTTGAATTGAGAAAATTATATACTGAAGCACAGAATCTAGAGGTAGTATGATACATTTTAAATCTTGTAAGTGGCAGAACTTTCTGTCCACGGGCAACGACCCAATAGAAATATTATTAGATAAATCCCCAACAACATTAATCATAGGACAAAACGGAGCAGGTAAATCTACTTTACTCGATGCTTTATCCTTTGCCTTATTCAATAAACCCCATAGAGATATAAACAAAAACCAATTAATCAATAGTATTAATGGTAAGAAAACTCTAGTAGAGGTTGAATTTAAAATTGGTAACCAGGACTTTAAAGTTGTAAGAGGAATTAAACCAGCTCGATTTGAGATATGGCAAAACAATAATATGATTAACCAAGCAGCTAATGCTAGGGATTTCCAAAGGTTCTTAGAACAAAATATATTAAAGCTAAACCATAAATCATTCCACCAAGTGGTTGTATTAGGATCTAGTTCTTTTATTCCTTTTATGCAATTACCTGCCTGGTCCCGTAGATCGGTTATAGAAGATTTATTAGATATTAATATCTTTTCTAAGATGAATACCTTATTAAAAGAACGTAACTCCAAAATAAAAGATGAGTTAGTTGATATTAACCATAGGATAGACTTACTTAAAACAAAGATAACAGGACAAAATAAGTACATTAAAGATTTACAATCCTTAAATCAAGATCAGATAGAAAAGAAAAGAGATTCTATTAAAATACATAAGAAAGAAATTAAAGAGACTTTTGAGGAAAGTAAAAAGTTAGGTCAGAACCTCGAGACACTATTAAAAGAGGAGGATAAACGGTATAAAAATACAAATGATGAAATGTCCAATTTAAGGGCCCACGACCTCCAGCATACATCAAAGATTAAGGAGTTAGTAGTTCAGGCAAGATTCTTTGAAGATAACGATCATTGTCCTACCTGTGATCAGGATATAGAAGAGAAACAAAAAGAAACTAATCTAAAAGAGATTAAGAAATCAGCTGCTGAGGTACAACAAGATAAAACTATATTGAGTAAACAAATAGATGATGCTAAGGCTGAACTCCAGGATATTCAAAATAAGGTGAATCAACTTAGGCAAAAGCAACAGAAGATTAATTCTAATAATGAAAAGATAACTGTATTACAAAAAGAAATAGATAGGGTTCAAAAAGAAATTACCCAGCTAAGTAGTGCTTCAGGTGATGTATCAAAAGCTAAGAAAGAATTAACCTCTAGCCGCCAGAGTAAAGAAGATATAACCGAAAAGAAATTAGAGTATGTAGAAGAAAGAACATACAATGAGGTTATAGGTGAAATGCTTAAAGATACAGGGATTAAGACTAAAGTTATTAAACAATATCTTCCTGTAATGAATAGGTTGATTAATCAATACCTACAGATATTAGATTTCTTTGTAGCATTCCATTTAGATGAGAACTTTAATGAAACAATTAGATCTAGACATAGGGATAGTTTTAACTATAGTTCTTTTTCTGAGGGTGAGAAACAAAGAATAGACCTTTCGTTACTATTTACTTGGAGACAGGTAGCTAAGATGAAAAATAGTGCAGCCACTAATTTATTGGTCCTCGATGAGACATTCGATAGCTCATTAGACCATGATGGCATAGAAAGTTTAACTAAAATACTATCTACATTAGAGGATGGAACCAACGTTTTTATCATATCTCACAAAGGTGATATATTAGAGAATAAATTCCGTTCTAAGATAGAATTCTTTAAAAGCAAGAATTTCAGCAAAATTAAGTGAAAAATGAGCTCACCAGTGTGCGCCTAAGCGATTCTTTTGAGGGGGTCCTTAATGTTACCATCCCCCCTTTTTTGGCCCAATTTGGTGTTTCGTCACAAATACGTAACAATTCGTAACTTTTTGAAAATAATTGCATTTAGGGGGTTTACAAGGGGCCAAAAATGTGGTATAATGGTACCCATAGATTAAAAAAGTAAGGAGTTTTAATGTTACAAAGTTCAATATTACCAAAGCTACTCGCTAAGGAAGACATTACTATTCGCCATGGTAATTATCACACTGCCTGGTTTGATGTTAAGAATAGGGTCCTTGGTTTACCTAATTGGAAAGATATGGGAAAAGATGTTTATGACCTATTATGTGGTCACGAAGTTGGCCACGCATTATTTACCCCCGAATCAGGTTGGCACGATAGTAAAGAAAAATTAAAAGGTGCTCCTAGATCTTACCTTAATGTTATTGAAGATGCTAGGATCGAAAGAGATATTAGAACTA